TCTTGAGCATAGCTGTTTACAAACACACGCATTGCGCCATTGAGTGTACCAACAAACTTGGTGTTTGTAGGTGCTTCAAATGTGCCTTCTGTGGTTCTAGCAAAAGCACTAGTTGTAGCACTTTGTAGCACTGTCAAACTAGCTGGACTTACTACTGCCCAGTTACCAGCGCCACGACGTGTACGCTGAGCGATCAAGTTGGCAACTCTGTTGATCAACACTGCCAAAGCGGCATGCTCATCACCTACGAATGTTGCTGTACCACTTACTGTTGCTTGGTTGTATGTGTACTCTGTAGCAGCCAGGGTACTCAAACTCAACAAGATCTCTTGATCGATCTCAGCTGTGATCTCTTGTGCAAGAGCAGCCATGATTTCAGCTTCTACATCGATACCGTGCATGGCTTGTGCATCTTGAGCAGATTCAAATGTCCAACGAGCTTGTAACTTGCGTGTCTTTGCTTCAACAGCTTGTTTCAAGATTTGTACACTAATTTGCTTACCGCCTGTGCCTTCCATTGTTGCTGTGTTGTTACCTGTGTAACCAGTAGCGTTTGTTTGCGCTTGTGGCACTGTACTGTAAGCAGTAGCAATTGTGAATGGGCTCAAAGCTTCAGAACCAGCTGCAACGCTAGTAGCGGCTGCGGATTGGTCATTCAAACTTTGTGCATAGCGAACACGTAAGGTGTGGATTTGGCCTACTGGACCTGTCATTGGCTGTACGCCTACCAACTCGTTAGCGATAACTGTTGGCATTACACGACGGATCACTGGCAGAATCACACGATTTAACGTGGCAATGTTGCCAGAAACAGTACTACCGGAACTTGCATTCTCACGCAAGTATTTCTTTGTATTTTCGAGGATAACGGACATGGATGTACGCTTAGAACCAGACAGGCCTTCTAAAAGTGCATCTTTAGTTTCGCTCCAACGACCTTCTAATAATTCTTGTGACATTTAAGTCTCCTTATATTATGTCTTGGATTTACAGCCCTGCCAAACGCTTTAGATCGATCACGTTGCTTTCTTGTTCAACTTGATCTGCATCTGGACTGCGGGCAGATTTATCGCCAGTTGCTGTAGATAATGATTCTGTAATCACCTTGGAGGCTTTTACTGAACGGTCATCTAAAACTGCTGGTAGATACTTTTCGAATGCGTTGGACAGACGACTTGTCTGTACGCTTTCGAGCAAATTACGCATCACTTCTTGCTTTTCCTGGTTTAGGGGTGCAAGCAATTCCTCTAAGGCAACTTCACGCTGATTAGATTCTTTAAGGATACGCATTTCGCGTTCTTTGTTTTCGACCAAAACTCGTGCCTTCTGGGCGAATTTGATGGCTTCGGACAGTTTCTGATCTTTGGCGGCGATTGTGTCATGCAACTTACGAACTTCTTGCTTCTCATTTAAATGAGTTGCGCCAAATTCACTTGCATACGCTTCAAAAATACGACGACCAAAATTGTTCTCACGAGCAACTTTGATATCTTCTTTCAACTGACTGAGTTCACCCTTTAGATGTGTGCTAACAGCGTTAGACATTTTGCGGGCACTTTCTGTTACAAAACGGCCTTTTAATGTTTCTAACTGACGACGAGCTTCACGCACCAAACGAACTTTTGTATTGACTACATCTTGTTTGTCTGTTGCAAATTCTTGAATCTCACGTGCAAGAGCATGCACCACAAAGTTTTCCAATTTCTGGACACCTTCGGTGTGTGTCTTGCGATCTCTACGCAGTTCGCCAATTTCTTCAGCCAATTTAGTAATCATAAAGTTGTTAAACTTACTAGCATCTTCTTTGATTTTGACTTGGAATCGGACACGATCTTCAGCAAGTTGTTGCTTTTCAGCTGCAATTGCGTGAATCTCTGCTTCAAGACCTTCTGTTACCATACGATCCAGGGCTTCCACCATCACTGTTTTATCATGCTCATAGCGTTGTGCAAACTCTTCGCGTAGTTCTGCACGTACTTGTTCACGAGCTTCGTTTAACTTGGATTCCCAAGCCTCAGTAATTTCTTGCTGAGCTTCCTCGCTTAACAGTTCGCTATCTAGTAACGGTTTAATAGCATCTAACATGCTTATTTCTCCTGTATCTTGAGACCACGTATCAGGCGAACAACTTCGCTTTTTACGTATCTCTGTGCTTTGTTGCTGTTAGCCGGATCCTTGAACATTTCTAACAAGCGTTGTCCGCCGGCGTGATTTAACAGGCCTTCGTAAATTGCTGTTGGATATGCGTTGGGAGCACTTGGCTGAGCAACCACATCTACAGTGACGATTTCAAAGTCACTGACATGTCCGTTATGGTCGTCGACGTTACCGCTGCCACGACTGCTAACCCCTAATTTTACACCGTTAGTCAACATGGTTTTGACCAGTTCGCCCATCGGTGTAGGTAGTATCTTTAATGTGCCCATGCCAGCTGGACCATCCATCCACATTTTTTCAATCATGTGACTCACACGATCCAGGTTAATTTTCAAGTCATCTGGGTGATCAACTTCGCCCAGTACTGAATGACCAGTTTTGATCTGTTCGTTAATGGTGTCAACTGCTTTGGCAATTTCATTTACAGGATATACTCGCTCATTGGCGTTGCGAACGCCGCCCTCGATGCAGATACCTTTTAACTTCAAGGTGCCTTTACCGGAGCCATCTTGGGCTTCCTCAGACAAGATTTCTAGTCCTGCCTGAGTGAAGCTTAGATGTTCTTTTAGATATCGAGCCATATCTCTGGATTAGCCTTTTGGAAATGGAGTTTTTGTATTAACACCACTTGCTTGGGCTGTTACAGGTTTTGGAGCAGCTGTTAACTTGGAGTTAGCGCCACCTTTGCCTGGTACGTTTTTAAATGTTCCTGCTTCTGGCAAATCGCCAGTTTTTGGTGCTGGACGGCCTTGCGCTGTATCACCAGTCATCTTAACTGGGCTACCTTGCATGCCTTTTGCACCTGAATTAAAAGCAACTACGCTTTTGTTGTTGGCACCATCGTCACCCATTTTTGGAGTGGCAACTTTGTCTAATGTGACATTTTCCATCATAGACATTTCGTCCATGTCGTCAAACTCAGCTGTGTCTGTGTCGTCCATTTCTAGTGCGTCACCGCCGTCGATATCGGATACACTATCACCGTGCTCTTCGCCACCCATCAATGACTCAAATTCAGCCATGAGTTCGTCAAGTTTGTCTTCTAAGTCAACCACGCGATCTTCTATATCGCCTTCGTCGTGACCAGCTTCAATATCGTGTGTGAGTTCTTCGCCATCTTCTTCGGCTGCATCGTCAAATTCTACATCAGATTCTTCATCTTCTTGCATGCCTTGTTCTTCGGCGTTGATGTCGTCTTCTAAACTATTACCCTGCTTACTGCTTACGCCACGAATAAATTCGTCGCCTTCGTCGCCGCCCATCATGTTTTCGTCGAGTTCTTCAGAATCTTCCTCGTCTTCTTCTGTGGCTTCGTCTAACTCTTCTTCTTCCTGCATTAAGTTTTCGTAGATTTCACGACTTTTTTCTACCACGATATCGTGGAATAGTTCTTTGGCTTTCGCCTCTTCATCATTGATCACGTATTCGATCAATTGTTCAAATTTCGATGTCATATTATCTCCTCGTAGGTTATGGCTCGTTAGATATTTACTACTAACAGATAATATTGGTACTTTTAAGGTGGAAAACTGAGTGTTTTTGACTGTTATATTACAGTGCAGGTGCCGCAGGGGCTGGTGCGTATTGCTTTTTGACTTTTTTGAGTTTTTCTTTAAACTCGTAACTTCTTACATCATTCATTTGGCGTAGTTTATTAAGCTGGCGCAGAGTTAGCCGTGTTTTGCGAAGATTGCCTAAACGAGGCTGGCTATTATCTTGGCTTAGGTCTTGATAAGAATCGGGTTCGCGAGAGTAGATTTCGTTTAGGATCATAAGAGTATTTATACTCCGGGCACGCCGCCGGCTGGTGCTGTTGGAGCAGCAGTTCCGGGAGCTGTGGTAGGAGCGCCTGGCATGCCGCCTTCTGCGCCTAGCTGATCGCCCATATCGGCTCCGGCTAGTTCTTCCCCGGTTTGAATATCGCTTTCAAGTCCGGCTGGGGTCACGCCCACAGCACGTAGATCTTGTCCTTGTGTGGTTTCTAATTCTGGTTCGTCGCGTTCTTCCATCCAAAGAGATTCATTTTCTACAATTTCTTCTTCAGTTAGGCCCAAGTAACGTTTCATTAAGAAACGTTTGCTCATGTATGGCAGTGCTTCTACCTGTGAAAACGCCTGAATACGGGTAGTATCTAACTCACTTTGACGGTAACTTGCAAAATTTTGTGGCTCGCAGAAGCTGATGTTGAAAATTCCAGCATCAATATTAAAGCCTCTCCAACGCAAGAACATCTTGAATTCGTCGTCTAATTTCTGCATGATCAAGCGTTGTAGACGCATGCAATACTGGTTAAAACGGTATTCTTGGATCAGTGCTGTGCCTACACGACCGTCACTCATGGCGCGATCTGAGTCGTCTGGACCTGTGGGCAAGTAGCTTGATGGCACACGTAGACCACGTGCCATTTTGTTATTAAAGTACTTTAAATCGTCAATTTCGCCTAGATTACTGCCGCCAGGTAGGGTAGTAACATCAGACCCTTTGCTGTCAGCACTCACTGGAAAGAAGTAGTCTTCGTTGATACTCAACGGATTATAGCTGGAATCCATCATGTTGGCGCCGCCGCCGGTGTTGGTAGGAATACGACGTTGATGCATTTCGTTTTTGACACGCTCAACAAACTGCATGGCCATATGACTTGGCATGTTGCCCACGTCGATCTTAAAGATTCTACGCTCAGGGGCACGTTGAACACGGTAAATCAGGACTGAATCTTCTAGCAGTTCTTTTTGTTTGTAAACTTTAAAAATGTTTTCCAGGATGCTTTGTCCAAATGGCCAGAAAAAGTCAAGCCCTTCGTTCAGACTTAAATGCACCACGTGACGGGCATCCAAACAAGTTTCATTCATGGCCTGTGTAAAACGGCTGTTGCCTGCTCCGCCCACGCCACCTGCACCACCGCCGCCACCTGCGCCATTAGGTGCTGTATAATTAGTCTGTCCCATTCCACCAGTACCACGACCCACGTAGTAGTCTGCTGTGGTTTTTTGGGCTACACTCATGTTTTGGAAGTTAGGGTTAATATCGCGAATGATGTACTGCTCAGGACGCTTGCCTTCGCTTTCGTTCACAATAACACGGGCCACCTTGACCATGTCTACCCACATCATTTCAAATGTTTCTGGGTCACGCACAAACACTTGATCTCCGTACTTGATAGTGTTGCGGAATAACTTAAACACACGTTGATCTAACTTGTTTAGCTTGACCCACTGCTGTAGTTGTTTTTTAACAATTTCTACTTCGTGGTCTGTGGGCTTGTCAGTAAAGGTAATATCAAAGGGTGTGCCGTTGTCTTCGTTAACCTGTGTTGAAAATTCAGCAATAATATCCAAGCAGGCATTAACTTCACTATCCATGTCCATGTTTTCGTATTGATTATAACGTTCAATACGATTAGGATGTCCTGAATATACTTCGGGCAGTCTACTGGCATAGTTGCGAAAGGCAAAGTCGTTGGGTGTTCCGCCTGCGGCATAGCCTTGTCCGGTTTGACGAGGGTAGCCGTCTAGGCCAAATTGGTTTTGTCCTGAAATTGGACTGAGTTGGCCGCCAGTGCCGGCTACTTTAAAATACTTTTTCCAACCGCGTTTACGGTTATTATCGTTATCTGCCATGGTAGTATATTTATGGAGTTACAGCGCAAGTGTAAGGAATTTTTACTAGCGAGTATTGGTTTTAATTGCTGCAAGTTTATCATTGGCCTCGCGCTGTAGTCGAGTTTGTTCTTCTAATCGACCGCGCATCATATCAAGTATCTCGTCACTGCGGTCATTTTGAGCGGTTGCTCGTGCCTGCGCACTGTCGTAGCTGGCTGGCAACGTAGATGCTGGATTTATGTCGGCGGTTTTGGCGACATATTTGCTGTTTGGTCCACTAACATTGTTAGCTATTGGGCCGGCCATTTCTGCTTTAGGTTTGTCAACACCCACTTGCGATTTTGCTGTGCCCGGACCGGCCATTTCTGCTTTAGGTTTGTCAACACCCACTTGCGATTTTGCTGTGCCCGGACCGGCCATT